CATCTGACTTTTCCTGCGTCTGTGTATTTTCTGTCATTATATTATATTTTCAATTAAACTGCTAATATGTGGATAACTAAACTTTTGGTTTGGGTCTTTTTTTTACATGCTCAGGGAGATTTTTAATACTCAAAGTTTTTTTCTCAAACTCTCGCGCAATTTCGGGGTGATGGACCCACATATAACCCCTTTGCGATTTGGATTGCCATGGCATATATTTACCCACCCTTTACGGGAACTTCTCTTAACATCGACCTTTTGTTTTCGCTTCGGATTATTTCTTTTTCAATATCTATGGCGCCCTTGCGTTCCGTAGCCAGTCGGTCTGCATCTTTTTTAGCTTGGTCTTCTTCTTGTATTCCTTGCTGTTCTGCTTGCGCCGCTTGTTGTTGCATAGCGATAACTTCTTGCACTAATGGGTTGTCTTTGAATAGTAGTTGAGGGGCCTTTGCTTCTAACCAAACATTAGCGGCCACTTCTTTGGCGTTCGGCCATTCCAGACGCTCATAGAGGTCTATGTTGGATATGCGATTCAGTGAGGCAAGCTCTAACGCTTGGTTGGCGATTGAAGTGCTGTCTTTTGGCAATAGGGAACCTTCTTTAACAGAAACAATAACTTTGGGCGGTATTGCGCCTTCAATGAATTGAAAGTCTTTGTCATAGACATAGAGCAGTTGCAGATACCAGTTATACCAATCGTCAGCCCATTGCTCTAGGTATTCGGTAACACCGCCACCGATGCGGTCAGTGTCAAGACCTCGGCTCATTATCTTGCCCCGGACTGTTTCCTCGCCTTTTAGCCCAGCTTGAGATGAACCGCTTACGCCAAAAATATCTCTCATTCGCATTCTAATGTCATTTCGGTCGTTAAATACATCGGCTGGAAGTCCGACAGGGTTGTATTGGTCAATCGCTTCGCGCGGGGCGCCGTCGGGAATACAGACAACACCGCCTTTGCGTAGCGCTCGGGTAACACCAGTCGCTTGCTCTTTTGTAAGTCCCGCTCGGGCGAGAGAGACGACAAGACCGCCATTCATTCTGTCGGCGTTTTTGTCTATTTGTTTATCTCTTTTATTTATCCTGTCTTGATTGGCGAGGTTTTGACCGATGAGAGATGTTTTATCCATTGGTTGGTCGCCTAGATTAAAGACTGACAGGAACGAGTATGGCATTTTTGGCACATTGAAATGGTTGATGCCTTTTGTTTCAACTGGTTCAGCCGTTGCATTGCCATAGTCGTCAACTGAAACGCCTTCGGAAGCAAGGTCGGTTACTTCGGGTATCTCTGTCTTGTCATAGTTCCAATGCGGATTTTTCTTTTTGAGAAGTATTGTTGATTCAAATTTCCAACACATGTATGTCGGAGTCCACCATTCCACAAATTGGATTTCAGTCGCTAGGTCGTCTTTTACTTTTTCTTTCAGTTTGGTAATTGCTTCGCCATTGCCTTTTTTTACAATCTTGCCTGTCTCAGGGTCTAGTTCGTCTTCTTGCTGTCCGATGGTGTTTAAGATTTTACTTGCTTCAAGTTTTCGGTATTCGCCTATTCGATTGCCGGTGTAGCCATCCTCGTCAATGGTTGCGCTAGGGTCAAGAATCATTTTCTTTGGGCGAACGATGCGATTGGTTGGTATGTCGTTATCCAAGTCCCAGCCGAACTTTGAAACACCGAGCTGATAAATAGCCCAGTGTCGCGCGCCTTTCTTTAGTTTCAAGCGTATTTTATTTTTGTCCGCTAGGTCGGCAAGACGATTCTTTACTTTCTCAACGAATTTTTCTTTTACAGGGTCGGATATTTCTGTGGCGTCTAGTGTGATAAGAGGGTCAGGGTTGCGTCTGGTTGCTTGGGGTAGAAATGTCTCAAGGGATTCAAAGACGAGGTTGTCCACCATCGCTCTTTGTTTATCAACTCTCGGGCCTTCAAATTGTTTTCCGAGCCAGTATTTTTCGTTTTCTTCTATTTGTCTTTCCCATTCTGATTTTACCGGCGAATCTTTCCAGTCTTTTTCCCACTTGTCCGCCAATTTGACTATGTCCTCATCGGACATATTGAGCGTTAGCTCCGGGAGTTTTTCAGAGACGATGCCTTCTTTATTTTCAGAATCTAAAGACTTGGAGATTTTATTTATTCCATCTCCAAGAGAACTATAACCTGCTGTGTTTGGGTCATACATTATTATCAGTATAATCTTTTTTCAGTTTGTCAACAAGAGATGTGGATAACTACCACCCCCTTTTACCTCCCCTTTTACCTTATTATCTTAAACTTCTAAAAAAACTTTCTTGTCTCTCGGATTCAATCCATTCCGAGCTTTTATATTTCTCTTCAAAATAAACAGCATTGCACTTTTTACAGAAATCCCATTGTTTATAATAAAATGTTTTATTTCTTGGTGGTGTAGTTCTTTTTCTTATAACACAATTACCATTACATTTTGGACAAATTCTTCCTAAACCTATTTCTATTTTTTTATTCCAAGCTACTTTGCTCATTTTATTTTTTCTTTAATAATTCTAATAAAAACATATTCCAAGAAAGTCCCGACTTCTTTCTTTTGTCTTTTAACCTTTTCCAAGTTTTGTCGTCTATTCTTAAACATTTATTTGTATAATGTTTGTCTCTCATAATTGTAATGCTATTGCATATGCTAAAACCCAACTCCCAAGCCGTTTTCCACTCCGAGTTCAAGTTAATTAAGATACTGTCCTTGATTGAAGTATTACCCCTTGTATTCCCTTTAATTAAAAGGAATTAAGAGAAAGTATTAAAATAAAAAGAGCAAAACTGGAAACTTGAACTGCGGAGACTTGAATCCGTATTGCTTACTTTCCCCATACATTTAAAGTCCTATGGTATCTAGTAAAAAGATTTGGGCGACTGTGAACACAAAAATCGCCTTCCTAATAAAAGGTCGGCGACTTCTGGTTCTGGTTAAAAGAACAGTTATACACTAACATATCTGCGGAAATTCCGCAAGGTAGAAAACATACAATTGTTCTTTTTCTTTTAACCATATCCACATCATATTCTCTATAAAATAAAAGTCAAGCAAATGTGGATAACTAATCTATTGGCGAGCGGGCAATATCACTTCTTTTTTTCCAATTCCTTGCTTTTTCTTCGGCGACATAATCTTTGTAACTCTTGCTGGGATTTATGACCTCGCCATCATCATCTGGGTTTGAAATTCTCTCTGCCCTATCCCCAACTTCTATGTGAAGTATTTTTGGTCTTTTCTTTTGTGTTCTAATTTGGGTAATTCCAGCTTTTTGGCAATGATATAATATCGTGGTATGGTCTTTCCCGAAGAATTTTCCGATTTCAATAGAAGAATACCCTTGTCGCCTCATTTCTATGGCTTCTTTAATACTTTCTTTATTCATCCTGTGTTGTCCTAGTTTCATAATCGCCAGTCATCGTTATCTTCAGCTTCCATTTCATCAAATTGCTTGTCAAACATTTTCTTGGGGTTGAAGTCCACCGTCTGGTCGGGGTTTATCTCGTAGCTGTTGGACTTTCTTTCGTCTGTCGGCTCTACAATCATTCCCATACCCGCGAAACGGCTCATACCAGCCCTCCAAGCGACCGATGCGAGAACCAAATGGTCGCGACCGCTTCTGACCCACTTATAGCCCTTTACTTGGTTAGTGTCGGGGTCTAGCACTTTCATTTTTGATAAATTGTTCCAATCAAGCCAATAGGAATACCAGTCTTCTTCAGTTCCGTGAACAGGTATTCGTTTGTTTCTAAATTCATCCACCACCAATTGTATGCCTCTGTTGCGTTCCACTTTGACTGTTCTATGGTCATCGCCTTTTCCGAATGTGAAGATTTCCTCTTGATTGCGGTCGCCTACGAAGTAAACAAGAAACACACGACCAACCCAGCGTTCAGCGAATGCCCGGGAGCCGATGAGATCGCCACCGGCGTCTATAAATGCAATACACTTTTTCCAACGTTCCATTATGTCATCAAGAGCTTTGTAATCGGTGCAATCGCCTTGAAAGAACAAGCCCTGTCTATTTCCCAGCACATAATCCAAGCGAAGTCCGGTGTCTATGCCCATTACGATACGCTCGTCAGTGTCAGGCGCCCATATCTTGCCCGTTAGGTTTTGGAAGAAGCTGTTGCGAAGCAGTTTTGAGGAGCCGTCAGCATATGGCAGTCCGAGTATTTTGGTATAAAAGAATTCAGGCGTGGTATCTTTGTTTTGGTATTTATCAACTATGTATTCGGCGGAAATCCATGGGGCAATGAGTAGTGGCACCCAGTATCCCGATATGGGTCTGTCGGGATATTTCGCCACCCATTGACCCTCTCGTCTCACATAGTTTGTTAATTTTTTTCGGCATTTTTTGCATATAAATATTTTCTTTTCAAGGTCTATGGACATCTTCTTCGGTTCTTCTGTGTTCCATGAGAGGTATTGCCAATGGTTGCAGTGAGGACATTGGACGAACCAGTGCTTTTGGTCTGACGCAAGCCACCAATTATGTACACCGGTTTCAGGAAGCGAGGGATGAGAGAAGACATGAGTTTGTTTCAACTTGGAGTGTTGCAAACGGGCTTGATAGTCAGCGATAATGTCCAACCTGCTTGCATCCAACTCATCATGAATTAACCTATCCGCAGGAGTCATCATCGCGCTTTTTTTTGTCCAACTTCCACGATAATATATCATCGCATCGCCAACCTGCTTTGATTCTACCGAGTCCTTATCTTTCACATCTTTGAGCATGCAAGGATTATTTGCAATGATACGATTAGTCTTTCCGCCAACCATTACTCTAACATCGCTATCTGTCGGAAGAGTGTAGACTTGGTCTATATTATATTTCTTGGCATCAAAATGACTCTTCAACATTTCGCAGGTTGTCATTCCAATCTGCGCCGCTTTCATCACGACAAGGTTCTG